ATTAGCAGTGCATGGAAGACTAACTGTTCTATACTCTTTAGCCCACCAAGATTTCTGAGATGTGTCAGCTTGCTCGTATGGACTTGGCAGAAGATCAACGGTGAGACTGGTTCCATCCTGAGAAATAACACACGATTTGACTTCTGGAGAATTAGGAACACCCGTGCTGCGCTCGCTCCAAGGATCAAGGAATACCCTCAATGATTCAACGCCAAATTCACCGCACCACTCGATAAGCATGGAGAATGCCTTATCAATGTCGTTGGTCAGTTTTGATTCACAGGTAATATACGATGCCCTTCTGGTGGTGCTTTCTGTTATTAGTCTGCGATATTGTGTATTCAGAAATCCAAGACTCTCTATTTCGTCAGAAAGATCTGTGTTGACCCACTGATAATCGTCAGTAACCGCCAATATTTTTGTTTCAAGAATACTTTGATATGTCCCCTTCGATCCTCGATACGAAGCCTTGACATCCACAGTTCCGCCAATTTCGCAAGCCTCAATTTCACCATACTGGAATTGCTTGAAATCAAGGCCATCTCCTAAAAGCCCAGTTTCCATCTGGCAGTAAATTCGATTGACTTTTTCAATGATTCCCCCATCTGGATCTATGTCAAAATAGGTATCAGCTCTGCGCTCAGTGAATGCCTCCCAGAGATGATTGTATGAGCCATCATTTGTTGCTGAGTAGTCAACGGAAAAATGGAAGCAACGAGGCGCACCATCAATCACTCCAGAAATCCATTCAACGGGGCGAGTGCCAGTCCAAACGCCACACCATGCTGGAATCTTTTGAGTTCCCCACTCTGCCGCTGGAGCGTAATCAAGAACCATTGTAGCGGAGTTGCAAGGCTCAAGATATGGCACAGAATAGAGAAGGTAATTCTCAAATGTCATCGCGCAAATCTTCGACGTATCACCAGCCATGTATGCCTTTACGCGAGCCATCTCAACGTCACGATAAAGTGACTCCGATGTAACATAGACTGACGCCGCAATGTCAGCAGAGATTAGCCCACCTTGAGAATACCACCAGATTTGTCCAGCTTGAAAAGAAATAGATTTGCCAGCAACGCATCCGATAGTTGGATACAATGTGGTTTGAAAGTTAGCTGTGCTTGCCCACTGCGTTCTGTCGTAGATTCCGCTTGCTAGTGAGTATGTCGCACGATCAGTGAATACAACCAGCTTTGTGTCGTTATCCTGACCAATGTAATTCGTCATTCCAGTGACAACGCGAGCAAACGCAAAGTCACCACGGCCAGTTCCAGTCAGCCTTTCAGTGAATGATGTCGGGTCGCCAAGGTCTGACGCCAATACGATATTCTTCGCAGAAACCCAAAGACGATTCCCACTAAATGCCATCCAGTATCCAGTAGGAATAGAGGTTGTCTGGATGCCAGTTTGGTTTGATCCATCCCAGTATGCAGGAGCAGAAATTCCATCTTGAATTACAATGATTCGATGCGATGGAGTTACCGTTACATCGCCACCAGTTGAAACCTGTGCGGTCTGGGTTGCTAGAGTAAAAACAAACTGATCTACGCTTGGATCAAGCTGGATATTTTTGAGTCGAAAATCTTCCCAGCTTTTAGGTTGAGTTAATGGAAACGGAGAGTAGTAAACGCTGCCGTTTACAGCAAAGACCACATAAGGAATTTCATCAGCAACAACACTAGTTCCATCTGGATTGAAAATCTGTGCTGGAATAACTTTTGTTACTCCATTTTGGACTATAGATTCAGATGCGTTAGACTGCTTGTTTGAAGAAAATAAAATACCGCCTTGGAAGTTGCCGGGAGGCAGAGAAAGCCTCATAGAATATCCCGGCCTAGTCTGAACAACCCCGCCGCGAACAGAGCAATTTACGGCCCATTTAATTTGATTGTCAGGTAATGCCCAAGGGTTGCGAACCGAGTTCACGCCTAGAAGCCAGCCAGACGAAGCCTTGACTTCTCTTCCTGAGGTAATCTGTGCGCTTTTCATTAGAACATTACTGGATCAGTCGTATCACCATAAGTGATCGCATTAATCTGCGGGACTGACATTGCATGACCATCAATACTCTCTTGCTGATTCTTTAGATATGCAAAAGCAATCTGCCAGTAGCGAGCCGATTGATCTGCAAAATCTTTATCTTCCAAATCGCAAGCGTGAACAGCAGTAATGATTGCTCGCTCTTGCTCAAGAGGAATAAAATCGTAAACACTGCTAATTGATGGAGTCTGAATCCTGTAAGAAATCCTAGCCCACGCACAGGGCTTGCCAATGCGAATCCTGCGATACTGCGGATTAACTTCAGAAGGATGATACTGACCAATCAGCGTCATGTCATTGCTACGGCCATAGTCGTAAGCGTAAAGCGACACGTAACCCTCAGTGATTGGCTTATCGACTTGATAGACAGACTTAACGAACACTGGGGGAGTTATGGAATCAATGATGAATGTAGATTCATTGGTGTTTCCACTAGTAGTATAAGACCTGCGACCAGCTACTGAAGTCTCATTCCTTGCGTTATTGGCAGTGTCGTATAGCTCAAATGAATCATTATCTATCCTGCGAGCGTAATATGTCGTTCCAGCAGTCAAACCAGTTGGAAGAATATCTCCCTCTTTAGCGCGAGGAACAACAGCATCTCCAGTATTGAACTGAGCTTGATACGCATCAATGCTAGTAGATGGCAGAACATTAAATTGACGAATAATATCAACGCTGAGTTGACCAATGCCGGGAGTAGTTAGGCTCTGTAGAGTTGATCCAAGATATACCTTGAACGAATTTCCAGATAACTTGATCGTATAATTGGTTACAGCAAGAAGTGGAGATGGAAGTGTATTTGTAGTAGAGAACCTAACGACTTCATCCTCGTTCAAATACTGAATGCCACTAGGAGTTATTAAGTCTCCAAATGGAAGTGACTGGAATGACTTCCTAAGTGCGTAGTAAGACTGACCAGAACCAAAAGATGTAATAGTAATAAGGCCAGTAGATCCACCAGCTATCGCATTTGCACTAGAATCATACACCCTTCCAGTCTCATTATTTATCTTATTTAGATAAAATGGAGTGACGCCATTATCAATAGAAGGATTTGTATTTGGAAGAAGATAATCAGTGCCAAAGTAAATTTCTTGACCAGTAGAAAGATTATTAAATTCGCCTTCCCAATTATTATTGAATGTAACGCTAAACGAACGAGAAAGAGATACATAAACCGTTCCAGTCCCAGTAGATGTTATATTAATATCACTAAAGTCTGATCCCTTGACTGTGAAGTTACCAGTAGAAGTATTAAGTGGAACTTCTGCGCGATAAGCAGTTCCAGAAACTAAAGGAGCAGGAAGACTACCAGTTGATGTAAATGCAACAAATACACCAGTTGATGGAGTAATAGTCACGGTTGGAACTGATGTATATCCACTGCCAGATGTTACAACTTGAATGGAAGTTACTTCTCCAGAAAATGATGTAATTCCAGAATTTGTTGATGGTAGGGTTCCAGATGGGGCATTAAATGTAAATGTTGTTCCAGTTGGGTCTGGAACGCTAGATGTAATTGTTCCTGTAGCTGGAGTTGTTAGCGTGGAGGCTACTGTATATGTAAATTCATTTGGATTGGAAAAAACAGTAACAACAACATTACCATTGTATCCAGCAGGGCTTGCGCCAGCAATAGTCACAACATCTCCAGTTGAATAGTCGTGAGGAGTTGGCGTTACTGCTGTAGCAACAGCTCCGATCCTTGAAATTGTAACTCCGCTTATTGTTGTCAATGGAACTGATGTAATAACTTTTGGGCCATTATACACCAATTGATCTGCTCCAGATATTGTAACGGTCTGATCTTTGCTATATCCATGAGGAGCAGATGTTGTGGCCGTTGCTATTGTTCCAACGGTTGCTATTGAGCTTACATTTAAAGTTGCACTATTGATCGTAGCTGTAGCTGTAGCACCAGTTCCACCGCCACCAGAGATTTTAACTTGAGGAGGTTCGGTGTAATTCAACCCTCCAGAGATTTTCTTGAAACTTGCAACAAATGAAGTCTGAACCCTAGCTGTTGCAGTAGCACCACCACTAGAAAATGTTATTGTTGGCGGTTCAGAATATCCAAGTCCACCGCTAGTTATTACAACTTGGTTTACGGAACCAGAAACAATAATGGCATATCCTGTAGCAGCAGCAGTTGCAATATTGCTTCCCGGAGGCTGAGATGGAGGGTCAGAGAATGTTACGCTAGGAGCGGTAGCGTATCCAGAACCACCAGCATTAACAGTAACAGCAACAACTGATCCAACTGTTACTGCTTGGAATTGTGCGCCCGTTCCAGATGGTGTAGCGATATTAAGCCCCGGAGCGGTAATCTGAGATGATGTTCCAGTAGTAACAGTAGCTGGAATTAGCTTTACAATAGAATTTGTGCCACTGCCAGAATCTTTAAGAACAATAGGATTAACAAGGCTAGTTGGAGTAGATGCAACAGCATCAGCTTTGTTTTCGTGCAAAGAAATCGTAAATGGATCAATGACATTTACGAAGTAGTTCTGGTTTGCAATGAGTGGCTTTGGCAGTGTTCCGCTGGCAGTGAATGCCTGAACCTGATCTCCATCATTGTAGTAATGACGAACAGCAAATGTTAGGGTTGTCTGAGGATCAATTTGCTTGCGAATATCAACATTTAGCGAAGCAGTAGTTCCTGTTGTATAAACTGGATTGATATTTTTCTTTGCATCATTCTCGCTCTCAAATACAGTCAGATGCGTTGCATCTTCAGCGTTCACATAATAAATTGTCTCGGAATTAAAAGGAGACGGCAGAGACTGCCCTGCTGGGAATGTAATCTGATTCGCTTCGTTAAGCGTAAATGCAGGAGCAGAAGCCAATTCAAGGGCAGTTACAACTTGCGCTTGACGGCTATCCTTAAACTCCAAATTACCAGCACCAACGATGCTTTGCAGGTTGATCGGATACTGCAATGCCTCCGCATTCAGAGGATCGTTGAAAAGTTGAACGGTGTAAGCATCAATTACTCCGATGTAGTATGTCTGACCATTCTCAAGAGCAACAGGAATCGTCCCAGTTGTCGCAGTAACGCTCATTCCTTGACCAGATGCCAGCCCATGCTCAGTTGAAGATTCAAACAGGTTGATTGGAGTGATTGCAACGCTACGAGTCTTTACAGTCGCACCATCTGGAGTAATCGTTCCATAAGCAAAATCAGACTGAGAGTGAATCGGGATCAGAAGACCATCAACACCAGTTCCGTTTGCAAGCTGGGAACGAATCGTTCTGTTGTTTTGATCTTTTCCAAGAACACGGATTGTCTTACCAACATCGTTCTCTAGTTCAGCCACTGCTACAAGCTGAGAAGGCTGGATGATGTCCATTAGCGTTGCAACATATCCTCGATCATCCCATGCCCACTCAACGGAATTAAACATTCCGCCTTTATTTACATGGTATTGAAATAGACGATTTCGGAAATATGTTGGAGAACCATCAATATTAACAGCAAGAGGAACATCAATTCCGCGAGGAAGAGTGACGCTACATTTATCCCAACCCGTGCAGACATCGACATCAGCAACTGAATGAGTCCAATGTCCAGACTCCATTAGAGTTGCTACTGCCTGCTGAATCTTGCGAAAGATTTTACTTTCGTCAGTTGTTCCTAAGATTTCAGCGCATTCTTCAAAGATTTGAGAGACAAACATGGTGCGAAATTATCGCATCGAACCTTCTTGTGCAATACTTTTTAGAAAATCTTCGTCAGCAGGCATTGCAGTCTCAGCAGCCATTGCTTCTTCAGCGACAGAAGCGGAACCTTGCTTTTGAGCGTCAATTTCAGCTTTAAGAGCATCAAGCCCAGAAGCGAGCTGATTGAATAAAGTGTAAAGATTGTCAAATGCATCAGATGGCATTTGAACCATAACTTTCCCACTGTCAGCAGGAGTTTCTATTTCAGGTGTTGGTGCGGCCATTTCCCTCGGCATCGCTTCTGGTGTTGGAGTTGGAGCCTCAGTTGGAGGCATTGTTTTATCGGCCATAAAATTAATATTCGCTTTCTTCTTCGTCTTCCATTTCGCCTTCAGCAGCCTTCAAGCCCATTTCGATAGCGTCTTCATCATCTTCCTCTTCTACTTCATCGGTAGAAGTCATTTCAGAGACTGATTCTGGCTTAATACCGCAAATCTGAAGTTCAACGCAATGCCGTTTTACTTCCTTGCCATCGCGCATCATGGTTTCTTTTTTCTCCATGACTTTTTTGAAGTGAATCATGGCAGTTCCTTCTTTAGGAAGCTTACTCAATCCTTCAGCGTTGTCAAAGTAAAGAGAAGGGTAATGAATAGACTCAGATTCCTTTACTTCCATTGCAGGCTTCATTTCCATTGATTGAACTTTTTCCCCAAGGTCAATGAAACCCTCTGGAAGATCAGCTTTTTTATCAGTGTATGGCATATTTAAAATATCTAGTATGTTTTACTACTACATCAAAAGTAATTGTCAATAACAGAATAAATTATTTAACCTGCCAATCTCTTACAATAATATTTTTAGGTTTATTTCCTTTAACGATATTATTTGATGAAAGATCATTGGGATTTTTACTTGATCCAAATGCTTTGCTTGTATCTCGGTCTTTAAATTTTTTACCAGACATGTAAAAATATTTAATAAATTTTGACCTAGAACCAAGCCAAATAGCAGGATGAAGAATCTGATTCAATCTATCGGAAATAGTATTACTGTATTTAAAAGTATTATTCAGAATTTTATTAAAACTAGGAGTCTGGTGTCGGATAGTGCCACCTTCACCTAAATTCCTGTAAAGATATATTCCTCCAAAATCAAGATATTCAAAAGTGTTATTTTGAATTATATTGTATGCTGAACCATCAACAGCAATAGCTTCTCTTTTTGTTTTAGTCTTGAGAATATTATTCTGAATAATGTTGTGTGCAGACTCGCAATCAAGATATACAGCAACAGACTCAGCCCACCCGGTAAGCTCACTATTTTGCAGGGTTATCCTCGCGCAACCCGGAGCAACATAAAATGGAGTTCTTTTATTCGCTTCGATGTTAAGATTGTCGAAAACAATATTCTTTGGAGCTACATACTGAGCATACTCAGTATGATTTTTATTCTTTGAGGATTCTCTAACAAGTTCTCCTTCACCATTTATTCCAAGGCCAATAATTCTAACAGAACCTTTAACAATAAAATTCTTTATTGTGATGTTTTCTGGAACAAGCCACTTTTCATTTTCTTGAATTGATTTTACCAGAAAACAATCGTTTCCTTCAAGAACTTGTTTTTTCCCATCAATTACTTGATTATTATATTTATTTCCTTGTATTAAAAATGTATTCATTACATTAGAAAATTATTCATCAAGGCTTATTTAATTTCTTGTATTGTAATTCAAATTAGTCTATTATAGATATTCTTATCCTACATAAGACCCAAATGAATTTATGAAAACAGTTGCTCCATTTGCATCAATTTGTGCTGAAGTAATGTCGGTTGTGAAATTTATGATGGGTGCGCCAATGGTTCCAGAAGTAATGTTTGTTGTAAAATCAATTGGTAGTCCTCCCAGAGTTAGTGATAATTGGAATGTGTTAAATGTTTTGTTTACAACATAATAGTCTGTTAATGTTGACAGTCCACTTCCCCCACTTAATGCAGTAAATTGAACAAGTTGATTGTTTTCAAATCCATGAAAAGCAAGCGTGATGACATCTGTTCCAGAGTTTCCAGTTACACCAGAACGCAATGCTGTTTCAGCCAATTTAAAATCTGATCCAGAAAGGTTTCTTACAAAGTATTTTGTGTTTGCAAGTAATCCGGCCCCGCCTGTAAGAGAAATAAATCTAACAGGAAGATTGTTTTGAAATGTATTTCCAACACAAGTTACAAGGTCTGTCGCCGCATCTCCTGTTGCGGCCTTTGGTGTTCCTATAATTTGCGCCCAAACATTGACTTCATTTTGACGGCTCATTGGCCCAATAGTGCTTGATCCACTTACATTAACTCTAAACTGATTTGCTGCGGCGGTCATTGACATGTCACTTGATATTGGATAATTGGGGCCGCGTTGCGTTGTTCCAAAAATAATTCGCAAGGCTTGACCTTCACCATCAATAATTCCTGTTCCAGAAATTCCCATTACAACAGCAGGCTGCCTTCCAAGCGTTCCGGGCCAAGCCAAATAATTTATTTTATTATCACTAACAGTTCCAATTTCCTGCCAATTTGCTGCATTAAATGGATCGCTTGGATTGAATCTGGCGGTAACTTCTGCTGCATAATTTATCCATTCTTCTGGTGGGAGAATGGCGGCACTGAGTTGCCCAGCAAGAAAGTTTACAGATTGATTATACCAATTAATAACAGTGTTGTTTTGAACATTATTTACAATTTCTTTATTTGCATCCAAATAAATAAGCCCAACTAATGTTCGTGAATTGTCTCCTATTTTTACAGCAATTCCGCTATTGCTGCTGTCATAATCAAATTGATATGCGGTTGTGCTTAATTCCAAGGCAATGGCAGTTCCTGTCCAATAAGCATAGACATAGTAAAGAGTGCTTGCATTATATGCAGTAGTATCAAGAGTAAGCCCAGACTTAAATTGGCGCGTGATTCCGCCAATAACAATTCGCCCACCATTTACTGGATTGGCGCGAAGAGTTTTTCTGGTCGTTGCGTCTGTCTGAATTGCATAAATTGATATGCCTCCGCTCACAATTCCAGTTTCTAAAAACGGAATAAATGTATCAAAATCAGATGTTGATCCCAGACCAGTTGTTACAAATTCATTTGCCGTCACTACACCAGCATTACTTATCGTCATTTGGTCGGTTCCGCCTACCCCGATGATTGCCTGTGTTCCGTCTGTGGATGCTTTAATGTTTGCGCTCATAGTGTATTAGCAATCTACCGCATCAGTGAACTCTGGAAAGGATTTTAGGTGGAGATACGCTTGTTTGATTGGATTTTCTCCGTTGATGTCGTAGTCGCAAGAATGTCTTTCAGAATTAAACGATGTAGATTCTTCATTATTCTTGTAGCTCGATAGCATGAAGACAATCGAGTTCTTATTTTGTAAGCAAATGTGTTCAACTCGATGATAAGCATCTGTTGCAATGAATCCCTGCGGTGTAGTTGTTGTTAATTGTAGTGCCATAATTTTATTGTTTGTTAAATTTCTTCGATTCCAACTGACCAGTTGCAATTTACTGTGTTTGTTCCTGTCCAATTTGTTGCGCTTCCAGATGTGATGGCTGGAGTAATTGCTGTAGAATTAACTCTTTGTGCAGTAGCAATAACAGGCAAATTTCCGTTATACAATAATGCTGTTTCTTGACCAGTTGTAACTGCACATTGCGGGAATCTTGGATATTCGTATCTATATGTTTGTTGTGCCGCTACGGTAAAAGATGTTCCTGACGTTGCTGTAAGGGTTACATATCCAGACTGACGCATCAATCGGTGAGGAGTATTTAAATAAAAACTCCCTTGAGCGATCTGTAATGATGTTCCTGTTGGGAAATTACTTATATTATCTACGACGATTGCTTGTGAATTTGCTGTTCCGCCAAGACTATTTGTTCTTAAAACTCCGCCCATATTATTTACATCTGCTCTAACACCATCAATATAAATATTAATATATTGTGTAGACCCAGAATTTACAACTTTTACAAAGTCAGTTGCGACCGTGGCATTATCTGCAAAAAGATAATTGTTTTCAATAATAATATTAACTGTCTCTGTTGTTGATGTTGTGATAGCACTTGAATTTCCTCCAACATCAATGATTCCCCTGCCAACTGTAGATGGATTACCGCTTGTAACAATCTTTGAATTTCTTACAAACAATTCTCCACCTTTAACTTCTCCAGAATAAATGCACCATCCATCCAAAGCATTGTAAATCGTGCAATTGTCGTATCCGTTGTCTTTGCCACCCCATCCGCCACCCTGATAAATCATGCACCCTTGATATACCAAGTCTTCAATATTGCCGTGCATATCCGCAGAGGTTGCACCAGATGTAATATCATTACTAGTTGTAAGATTTGAAATCCTTAGATTCCGATTTGTTACGGCACAAGTGTCACTTCCTCCACCAATTGCGATTGCATGGCGACGACTATAATAATCTCCACCAGTAACTTGAACTTTTTGACTATTCCCAATAGTTAATCCATAGTCATCTGAAGTTCCAGTTCCTTTGTTATACATCACGCAGTTCGTTACCATTGAGCGATAGCAACGATCCAAGTAAACGCATTGATAGTTTTCGTTGTATGCAGAAATGTTTTCAAATATTGGTTTGTCGCAAAGCGATACTTGGATGAGTCCAAATATGTTTGCTCCACCAACGATTCTAAAGTTTTTAAATGAAACTTCTGGGCTTGATAATTTGTATACTTTTACTGTTGCTGGAGTGTAGCTGTCATAAAGTGGATTAGTTATTGTTGCATTTGATCCGCTTGTCCCTCTACATTCAAGCCATTCTCCAGCATAATAATATGACCTTGCAGGATTCCACAGAACCGAATTATCAAACAAGCAGAACACATCGCCAGTTGTTAATGAAGGTGCGCTGGCGAATGTAATTGTTAAACCTCCTTTACTTGCGTTTGTTACATTTTGTATTTGCGTGATTGATCCAGTAACAGTAATTCCAGAAGAACTAGATGTAATTCCACTAAAATCCAATACAGTTTTTTCTCCTTCACCTAAAATATTTAAATGTCCTGTAGTAGAAATAACGGATAATATTTTATATGTTCCAGCAGGGAAGAATATTTGTTTTCCGCTTGTAGCAACAGATGTAACAGCAGCTTGGATTGCGGCAGTATCATCAGTCACTCCATCACCGACCGCGCCGAAATCTTTTACATTCACCACATCAGCGAACCTGTTTGCCAGCGAACGTGCGGTTGTGCTACCAGTCGCAATCGCAGTCGAGTTGCTGATATTACCAAGACCTTGAGGAAACGATACAACGCCAGCATTACTCACATTCATCACATCCTGCGTAGTTGCGCCAGAATTGCCCCTAGCCAGCTTAATCGTCCCGTCTGGTGACGATGGCACTGCCAGAGTAAAGTTCTGCGTTGCTGTTGGTGATTGTCCTACTTGGACTGCGTTTGCTTTGATGAGACTCATACGATTGTATAGGTGCTGCCTGCTGGCACTGTTAAAGTGACTCCGGGGTTTACTGTGATTGGCCCTGCTGACATGGCGTTTTTGCCAGAAGTAATAGTGTAATTATCGGTCATTACAATGTCATTTTCAAAGAAAACTCGATTAGTTCCACCACCGACAGGTTGATCTCCAATTCCTGACCAAGTTGTGTTGTTGTAGCCTTCAAATTGATTGCGATCCGTGTTGAATCGAACAAGACCAGTCTCACCAGCTGGACGGGTTCCAGTTGTTCCTACAGGGAGTTTAATCCAGTTGAATGTTTTATTTCCAGTTATTGTTTGAGTAAGAGTATTATTTACAGCATCTCCAAGAACTGGAAGAGTAAAGGTTTTTTGACCAGCAATGGTTTGAGCAAGCGTGTTATTTACTACATCACCAAGAACTGGAAGAGTGAAAGTCTTTTGACCAGTAATAGTTTGTGTTCCATTAATTGTAACAGCATTAATTAATGATGGAGCAAGAACGTCAAAATAACGGATAATGTAACAAAGCAATCCTTCGCCGGGCAGTCTTGGGAATCCATCAATTGTGGCAGGATCATCACTCGGATCGCAAGGAATATCCCAAACTACCCGTCCATCGACAACAGTCTTGTTAATGGTTCCATAAAGCGCATTAACAAGATTATCAATTAGCGATGGAACGCTTTCATGCGAAACCTGTGGATATGGAGTATCTGGGCAACAAGTGCTGGAGTAATAAGAATTATTGCAATTGCAAGACATGATTTCTTTGATTTAATTGTTTAAAATTACTTTGTCAAAACATATCAAGAAATTTGTTCCATTTCTTCATAGCTCTCCGCAAGAAGCGTCCCCATGTCCTCGACGGCTTCCTCCTCAAGATCTGGGAACCTTGCATGAAGCAATTCATGGCATAGAACATTCAGCATTGACCTTTCGCATTTCGGATTGATGAAAATAGTTCTAATCGAATAGTCACAAATGCCATCGTTATCGACTCCGTTTGTTTTTCCCGCATGACCTAATCGTATCTTCCATGACTTTCCGTTTATTGTCTTTTTGATTATTTTCTTTTTCATGGAATTTGTAATATGGAACGCTTCTAACCGCACCCCTTTTAACTATGAATTTTTTTTGAGTGACATAACCCAATTCTTTACCTTGCTTAATTCTTTTATGAACTAATGTTTTGCATGCATTCCATTTTTTCAATAAATCCTCAACGCAATACCATCCTTCTGGGATTTCTTCTACAAGACAGGTTTCTTGTTGAATAATTTTAAGAAAATCATTTGGCGTCATGGAAGCCTCCAAGGCTGATTAGACTCTCGGCTTGTTATGTGAATACAAGATTGCTTCAACTCCTCGCAATACTCACCCCAAAGGAATCCTTGTTGCCATGCAAGTGTAGCCCTGCGTCCCTTTGCATACTCCATCGCAGACCTTTTAGTTAGAGATCCGATATTGTATCCAGTTCCGCCTACAAGATTCCTGCCAGACTGCATGGAAACCTTATGCGTGTGGCCGAAGCAAACCTTCCTTCTAGTGCTATTACAGAATGCTTCAGCCGTATCCCTAGCAGCCATCTCGTTAAACAAAACTCCGTGCTGAAATCCAATATCTGCGATGTCAAACATTTGAAAAACACCATCCCAAGGAATTAACGGGGCGCGGAGTTTTTTGCAGCACTCTCCAATTGCTTCAACAATCTTGTATGCGGCATGAGCTACGACAGCATTGTTGCTTGATTGAAGTCTCCATGCACGATCTTCATGGTTTCCACAAAGAACAATATTTGCCTTGAGCATTTTCAAGTGCATTAGTCCAGTATCAATATCTGGAATCAATGGCTCTGCCTCGCTTGACCCTTTTGCGCCTGCCATGAGAGCAGTTAGATCAACAAAATCACCAAGATGAATTGTTGTATGCGGCTTAAAGTCTTTTTGAAACTTCAGAACTGCATCGAGTGCTTCTTTGTCGCAGTATTTTGCATGACTACAAGAAACTGCTAGGACTTTTTTCCACTTGTGCGTGATATTTGCCATTTATTTTTAGATGGAGCCGCTTGGATTAATCCGAATTAAATCTTTTACAAGAGTTTTTTTTCTTACTTTTTTCCAAACGCCATCGCCAGACTCTGAATCCCTCTCACCTTTGCCATTCGTATTGCCCTCTATACATTCTATCCAATGGCCGTTGTCGCTGATAACAAAACCAACATGAGAGAAATCAAATGTCACAATATCTCCCAGTTTTGCTCTGTCTTTTTCAGAAAAAATACGAGTAGTATTTGGCCTGTTTTTTGCCCATGTAGTTAGACCATAAGCAAGGGCAGTTTTTGGTCGCCATTCTTCAGGAGTGCTTCGCTGAAGATTTAACCATTTAGTAACTTGAGAGTCTTCAAGCCATTCCTTGATACACCAATCAATGAATGCAGCGCACCAAGGCCAAGCGGCAGGAACAAGCTCAGTTGCTTTCTGATACTCGCGGATTTGATCTCCACGATTATTTCCGCCAATCTCCCTAACGCCAACCTGCGACTGCGCGATGGCAATTAGTTTTTCTAACATTTATTTTTTGTCTTTACGGATGATATTAATGAGTCCAACGAGGCTCAATCCAGCCGCAAGAATTCCTTCTTGCATCGAAGGATCAAGTTTTACGCCAAGAGCGGTCGCTACCAAAATCAAACCACGCCATGTGCTATTCTCACTGAGTCGTTCAAGAACTGTATTTACAATTTTCATGTTATTTGTCTTTTATTGTTTTTGAGAAGTGTTCCCAAGCATACATCACACTTGGATCTTCTTTTGGTTTATCTTCTTTTGGTTTATCTGGGTCGATGTATGGAATGTATGATGCCGACAGTCTTAATTGAACTGAACCAAGTTTACCTTGATTCTGTCCTGCTGGCGGTATTGGTATATTGACGCACGAACAGAGAATTATTGCAAACAGAATTGCAAACGCAAATTTCATTTGTCTTTATCTTTTTTCAGTTTTGCAAGCATTACATAAATGGAAACCCATGCGGCAATAATTGCACTAACTGAAGCTAAAACCCTAAACCAAACATCTAATTCTGGGAGCATAGAGATCATTACAGCAAATACACTAAATACAGTGCCAGCATATCCAGTTCCATGTGATGCTATGTTGCTATCGGGAGTCATTAATTTATATTGCTTTGGGTTTGCATATTTTCGTTCATGATATTATCCTACGATAATATAAATTGTATTTGCGTTGGGTGTGACGATTAAATCGTATCCAGCTTGCGTGATTTGAACGATATTAGAAAGTTGAGTCGCACCTGTAAGCCCAGTAGTGTCTGATAGAACAATATTTGCTGGCGTTACCCCAGTCGCGCCAGTCGCACCCAACTGACCATACATTACTTGCGTTGCAGTAATAATGACAGATGGAATTGCTGGTGCAGGAGCGAGAGCAGGAGCGTATTCAAGCGTAATTCCAAGGTTATTGGTTTGCCAGAAAAGCTCAAGATATTCGCCAGCTAGAACTTTAAGAACATAGTTTACTGTTCCAATCGCCCGTCCATCAGACCCGCCATGAGATTCTACAATACTCCACCGAGAATCGGTATCAGCGACATTCGTTCCATTTTTCTTGAGCCAGATATTTGCATCGTGGATTTGGTTATTTGAATTGTTCCACTGAACAGAAAATGTGATGGAATAGACTCCAGTGTATTGGAAGGTAATTTGACTATTGGCAACAATTGATACGCCGATAGAATCTGGATCGGTATTGTTGTAAGTAATCGGATATCCAGTATTGATGGCAGTAGCGGATTGCGGTTGAGTTGACCAGAATGATCCCCAATATCCAGAAGCTCCACCAGCACCAGTAAGACCCGTGGCCCCAATATCTCCAGTTGCTCCAGTGGCCCCTCTAACCCCAGTCAATCCCGTAGCACCAGTCGCGCCCATGGCTCCGAGATCGCCAGTAGCTCCTGTGGCTCCAACATCACCTTGGACTCCAGTTGCTCCAGTTGCTCCAATGTCACCTTGGACTCCAGTGCTACCCGTAGCACCTTCAATACCAGTGGCCCCTGTTGCGCCCGTGCTTCCTTCAAATCCTGTAGCACCAGTGCTTCCTTCTAACCCCGTGGCCCCCGTGCTTCCAGTAGCACCATCGTTTCCAGCAACCCCTGTGGCTCCCGTGGCCCCTTCGCCAGTTGCGCCAGTTGCGCCTGTGGCTCCAGTGGCTCCATCTGGGCCTGTAGCACCACCATCTGCCACTGGTGTCCATGAAGCATTTATTGATCCGGGTGTTGGAGGGTATCCGGGGTTAAGTGGGTTTCCTGTCCTGTAATAATAACCGCCTTGAAAAGTTACTGCTGCACCAAGGTTATAGGAAGCACCATTGTCATATACTGTCGCTGGCAATGTCCATGGAGTTGGCCCTTGAATGCCTGTGCTGCCAGTTGCTCCATCGTTTCCTACAACGCCAGTAGAACCAGTAGCACCATCATTTCCTGCAACTCCCGTGGCCCCAGTTGTTCCCGCTCCGATTGGCCCCGTGGCTCCCGTAGCACCCGTTGGGCCTCCAGATGGGCCTGTGGCTCCAGTTGCCCCAATTGCTGCGCTGGATTGACTTCCAGTGAAGTCAAGCTTTCCAGTAAATGGGTTAAATGTGAGTGCCATATTTTATTGTTCCTTTTTTTAAATTATTTTGTCAAGCAGTTATGTCAAGGCCAACAGGCCAAGATAAGCCCTCTTTCACTATCTGCTCTTCGCATTCTTCGTGAGTCCCTACAAATAATGTTTGAGGAGTTGCAATGGATTGGTCTGTTTGTTGGTAGAAAATAATTGTTTTATCTTCATATGCCAATTTCCATTTTCCTATAGAATCGTCGTATGACCAGCCATTTGCACTTGGAGGAATTATCATGGGACAGTCACTGAGAGGGTTGAGTTTGTTGAATTATAGGTCGCCGTTGTTCCAGCAGGGACGCCTGTCAAAGTTCCTACGCCCCAAGTGCCTGATGTTGAACCTTGAAAGAAGCGAAATGTTGTAACACCAGACGGAGGGGAAACATTGAACGAAACAGCAATGAATGAGCCAGCCGAGTTAAATGTTGCAGTCGCGGTTGACGCTCCAGTTGTTTTGAACGCTCGCAACAATCCCGTAATAATTGTTTGCCCTGTGTAGGTTAATGTTCCAGACAGAATAAGGGTTCCGTTGCCCGATTTGGTCAAGTTTCCGCCCCCTGCAATATTACCCGTAATAGTTATCGTGTTTGCTCCGAGTGTGCGAATCTGAATTGCAGTGTTTAATTGAAAATCGTTAGGTAGGGTCACATTCGCCGATGTGTCGATGCGTCCTGCGGCGTTAGAGAGAGTAAAAAGTCCCGTTCCGAAAGCATTGCTTGATGTGTATAATATCAGTCCAGTTATCCCTCCCGAAACAAACGATGTTCCTCCAGAATAAGTATTGCTCCCACCTATTGTTAAAACTGCCGTTCCAGTTTTTCTTAATGTTCCTGATCCGCTAATAACTCCGTTGAGCGTTGATGCACCTGTAATTGAGAGCGTTCCAGAATTAATTTGTGTTGTTCCGGTGTAATCACAATTGCCAGACAATGTAAGTTGTCCAGCCCCATTTTTAATAACACCTGTAGTTCCAGTAATTGCTTTGGAAATAGTTGTGCTTAAATAGCACATGAATTGAATGAAAGATGTAGTCGCGGATGCTATTGCGCTTACATTGCTTGCTCCTACCTTTCCTGCGTTAGAATCAATCAGAATCATCCTACAATTACATAAAGCGTATTAACGCTTGGACTAACAATTAAATTGTATCCAGCTTGTGTGATTTGGACGATATTAGAAAGTTGTGTTGCTCCCGTAAGTCCAGTAGTGTCAGATAAAATAATGTTTGCAGGAGTCGCGCCTGTAGCCCCAGTTGCACCTTGAGTTCCGACACCTGTAGCTCCAGTAGCACCAGTAGAACCAGTTGCGCCAATTGCTCCCGTAGCTCCAATAACACCTGTTATTGCTTTATTCTGCCAAGTTGATGTAGCAGAGTTGTATGCAAGTAAATCATCGTTAGCCAATGTCAATGGATCAATCTGCACATTATGAAGCTCTTGAAGCTCATAACCATTTTGAATCTCTACGAATACTTCGCCAGCCCCGCCAGATTTTTTCTGCACGAATCCAACAAGAACTAGATGTTGTGGGGCAGAAGGTTTAACATTCGTGAATGCTCCTGCCGTAGTAGGAGAAAGGTAAAGAATATCTCCATCGTTAAATGCATTAGTATTTACACCCTTAACAACACCAAATGTAGTAATGAATCCTTGCCCATTGATTGCGATTGTTTCTGCAACAACACCAATTGTGCTGGCGGAATTAGCATCTCCATCAGCTTGCGCTTTTTTAACAAGCAAATTCTCTCCATTTGCTCCAGAGATATAAACAACATCTCCAACAGCAAGAGCAGAACCTTGGTCGTTTTTGACAAGAATAACATTTTCCTGACCCACAGAGAGATTAACATTGCCTCCCTTTAGGCCAAGCTCAACGGTTCCGTCTGTATCATTCCAAGCCATCTGGTATTGAGCAGCCCCGCTAGTGTAGGTTGAATCAAACTCAATGTAATCAACTGTAAGATTGGATGGAATAACACCAGTAGCGCCAGTCGCGCCAATATCTCCCGTTGCGCCAGTTGATCCCGATTCCCCAACCCCAGTCGCTCCCGTGG